GACTCGAACTCCGGACCACTCGGTTATGAGCCAAGCTTTCTGAAATGTATTGTAATGGAAACTACCTTAAATAAGCCTAAAGCACCGTTACCTAATTTTAAATAAATGTATATTTGTATATACTTTTAGATACAAAGTGAACACCCAAGTGAACACCCAACAAATATAGTAGGAACTGGAACTTATGGCTATTGATACAAGTGATTATCCACACAAAATTAAAGCGAATTTGTGGGCTAATAAAAATTACACAATTTTCTTTTATAATTTTATGGAAAATAGAAAAAGATACCGTGGGCTTATTGATTTAAGTTCTAAGGTTGGTTGGAGTAAGCGAGATAAAACAGCAACAGCTGAAGCTGAACTTATAAAAATAAAGATGGATAAAAGGGATGGGGTTCTAAGTGATAAAATCAATTTAGATAAATTTCTTGAAAAGCATTATGAACTTCACGATAATACAAATTGGAAAAAAACAAGATTATCACACTATAGAAGATATATAAGTCCACTTATAGGAATAAAACCTATTATAGCTATAAGACAGCTACATATAAAAGAAGTTTTAAAAAGCCAAGTGGATAAAGGTCTTGCACCAAGAACTGTAAAGCAAACACTAGAGATACTATCACCAGTATTTAAAGCAGCTATAGCTAACAGATTGATACAATACAACCCTTTAGATGGTGTAAAGGTTAAGATACCCAAAACAAAGAAGATAGTAACAAATGCAAGTGAACAACTACTTGAAATATATAAGGCTATTATGGATGAATTTGCTAATGACCCATTTTATAAGTCAATGTATCTTTTTGCACTTCAAGGTAGAAGAAAAAGCGAAATATTAAAGCTTAAATGGGCTGATGTAGATTTTGATAACAACTACTACATCTTACAAGAAACTAAACCAGGTGAAACACAACAGATATTTTTACCACCAAGTATAAAAGAACTTTTGCTTGAGTTCAAAAGAGATACAGAATATATCTATACTTCTAAACTTACTGGTACTAGAATGGTAAATATTGAAAAAACTACAGCTAGATTAAAAAAACGGCTAGGTGCTGATTTTACACTTCATTATTTACGAAATGTTATCACTTCAGCAATGGGTGAAAATGGTATTGAAGCTATATATCAAAGTGGGGCTTTAGGTCATACTGATTTAACTACTATAAACCGTTATAGTAGTTTGAATTATTTAAAAGGTAGTAAAATGGCTAGTGAACTTGTAGATGGGATTGTAAGTAAGTGATTATTCTGTAAGTTTTCTTATAATTCCAAGTACCGCTCTATAGTCCTTGAAGTATGTTTTTATAAAATCTCTTATATCAATATCTTCTACATCAATAAAACAATCAAATTCTAAACAGTTACACTCTCTGTAGAAACCAATAGTATCACCAATGGCTTCAGCTGTTTGGATTGGTTCATTTATTTTTAGTGATATATAGTTACTGTTTTTATCTTGTTTTGGTTCAAATTGTATAGTATATTTTTGCATTATTTACCTTTTTAAATAAAATAATTGATTTTCTAAATCACTTAAATCACTTTCAAGTGATACTATTTCATCTATCCACCAATTATTTTTAGATTGGTCTTTTCCTATTTTAATATATTTTTGTTTTGTTTTATTCCAGGCTTCAGCCCATTTCATATATTTGGCTTCTTTAGTATCTAAATACTTTTTAAAAGCCATCATTTCACCTTGATAACATCTAGTGGCTCTTGTAAGTGCTGATATATTAGATTTGTGTTTTAATCTTTTCAGTTTTCTTACTATCTTGTTTTTTTCTTTTTGAAGAACATCTTTAGCAATACCCATAATATTAACTTACCATCACTTCATTAGAGTGTTCTTCAATCCATAAATCAATTTTATTAGTATCATAATAAATAAACCCACCTATTTTAGCAAATGGTATTTTTTTCTTACTTCTATAAAGTGCTTGAGTTGTTTTTTTCATTTTGTATTGAATTTCAAATTCATCCGGGTCTATCCAATTTGGTCTTATTTTTTCAGCCATTTTTTACCTCTCTAAAGTTTTCTATAAAATCATCTTTATCTACTATATCAACATAGTTTTCACCTATGAACTCTATAACTACATCATCATTATTTTTATCAGCTATTTTTACTTGTTGGTGATACTGATTTTCATAAGTATCACCAACTTTAACATCGCTAAAATGGTATTTCATCTTCATCATCTACATTTGTTTGAATTGGTGCTTGTTGTTGGTTGTGCTGCTGTTGTGGTTGTTCATATACTGGTGCTTGGTTTGTATAATCTTCTTGATAACCACCTTGATAACCTTGGTCATTATCTCTTTTGTCTTCCATTGTTTTAATATCATAAAGATAGTTTATAACTTCACCATCAAATCTAGGTTCAGCTTTCCAAACAGCTATAGCTACTTTTGTAAAAGCTACTTCAAGTGAACCAGTCATAAACTTTTTCATAACACCATCAATAAGCTTTTCACCTAACCATAAAGAACCAATAGCTATATCTCTAAAACTATCTTTTTTATTTACATTTGCTCTTAGATATATGATATAGTCCGGTTGATTTGGCTTTTCTTTTCGCTTGTTGATTGTCATTTTTGCACTAAATGGTCTAATACCAGCTATACGAAAATGGCACTCCATCCACTTAACAACCTTACTTTCAGCTTCACCTTTATCTTTTACACTTATACTTTCTTGTCTTATAAATCCTATTTGCATTTTTAGTTTCCTACCTTGTTTAAATTTTTTGTATGAATGTAGTTAAATAATCTTCTAACCCCATAACCTCTTACGATACTAGCTACTGTAAAGATAACAGTTATAGCTACACTTTGACCAAGTTTTACATCAAAACCATATAGGGGTAAAACTACATTTACAAATGGATAATCTAAATGCTTTGTAGTTATATCTTCAAGTATTGCTTCAAATGTTTTAAATCCTAAAACTTCAGTAACACTATTTGATATTGGTACTAGGATTTTATCAGCATAAGATATAGCTGTACGGTTTATATCGTTATCAAAACCACCTATATCAACTATAACTATATCTTCATCATAGTTTTCAAGTAGTGATATAAGTTCTTCTACATCTTGGGGCTGTTCTACTTCTATGCCATCAAGTCCACTAGATACTCTTATTTGATTTAAAAAGTATGTAGTTTGTTGAAAATCTAGGTCTATTACTTTTACTCTTTTACCCATAAGTAGGTACATAAAAATAATATGCCAAGCTAAGGTAGATTTACCAACCCCACCTTTTGTATGTGCTATAGTGATTATCATTTTACACCGCCAAACATTGACCGTTAAAAGGGTCAATCTTTACAGTTACAACTTTTCTACCACCTTGCTTTTTACCAGTATATCTATTGTCTTTTTGTGATGATACTATGTAAACACTACTACCATAACAAAATTTAGTTCTTTTAATATGTGCCATTTTCCAGTTCCTTTTTATCTATCTAGTTATAAATCTTTATAACCTTTTAGATGTTGTTGTAGTAAAATAGTACAATATGTATTCTTAAAGTTTACTAAATAAAAGTACAAGTTGTACTCTTTTTGGAAAATATGCTATAATCTTCTAAATAAAAATAAGGATTGTTTTTGAAAAAAATATTATTTATGGTTTTATTAACTGTTTTATCTAGTGCTTCATCCAATAAGACCTATGGTGTTGCTGAAGTTCAAGAAGTTACAAGTATCTATGATGGTGATACATTTAGGGCTAATATCAAAGATTATCCTAAAATCATTGGTTATAGAGTGAGTATAAGGATAAATGGGATTGATACCCCTGAACTAAGAGGAAAATGTAAAGAAGAGATAAAATTAGCACGAGCTGCTAAGAAAAAGACTGTATCACTTTTAAGAGGTGCAAAACATATAGAACTTAGGAATATGAAAAGAGGTAAATATTTTAGGATATTAGCTGATGTATATGTCGATGATATTTCTTTATCTAGTGAGCTTTTAAAAGGTGGCTATGCTGTAAAGTATAGTGGTGGTCATAAGATAGATTGGTGCAAGTAGCACCTAATCTATTTTAATTCAAATAATTCTTTTGTTTTTGCATCAAATTTAGCATTCATAGTTAGAGTAACTAAAGCCCCAAATTGATTTGTAGCTTTAAAAGTTGTTCTTACTAACATATAAGGTCTTGGTGTACCGTGATATACTAATCTATATGTAGTTTTTTGATGGCTATAATTGGATACTTGCTTTTTAATAATCTTTTCTAACTTTCTATGGCTACCATCATAAGGACTAAAATCACTTAATAAATCAGCTGTATTATAATGTTCTGATAGTTTTCCTTGGTCGTAATCAATTTTACACCATTCAAGCATTTTACCAATAGTTAAATTATCAGCTTTTGCATATACCATTTCACCTAAACAACTATAAAAATCATTATTTGTATCAGCTGGTAGATTATTGGTTTTTACATAATCAATAGCGATTAACTTTAAAGACCCAGCTGGTAGCTCTTTAGCTTCTTTGATAGTTGTATCTTTATAGTTTTCATAAGTTGCTTTTCCTGAACAACCTAAAAAATATAACCCTATTACTAATAACCCAAAAACTGTTTTTTTCATAATTACCCCTTTAAAATTCTTCCAACTACTTTACCTATTATATTAAGGTATTCTTGGCTTTCTTTGTCTATCTCTTCATCATAACCATCTTTAGTATGGTATGATGGATTTTCGCTTATTATTCTAATGTTTCCATTTAGCATAAATTTAATATTTTTGATTTGTTCACCTTGGCTAGTGCTTATGATATATTTACCATCACCAGTAGCTGTTTGACCATCTTTAAACTTACAATATAAAGTTATATCACCATCATTTACATACGGTTTCATACTATCACCACTTACTCTTATGGCTTCTAGTTCTTTGTTCCTATATGCTTTTTCTATAGTGTTTATATCTACATAGATTTTATCTATCACTTCTATATCATCATTTACACCAAAACTACCAGCCCCAACATAACCGTTTATAAGTGATACAGCTTTTAGGTTTGCTGGTAATAAACTTGTAGGTAAATAATCAACATACTCTTCAAATTCATCTATAAGTGCATTTTTAACAATGGTCTTTTTTTCTTTATGTGTTATAGGTAGTAAATCTAAAAAAGATACACCTAAAATATCAGCAATTTCACTTATTTTAAGTAAATCTTTTGGAAATCTTCTACCATTAGCCCAGTGTGTTACTGTTGATTTATTTACATCAAGAACATTAGCTATAGCTTCAGCTGTAATCTTTTTTTTATTCATAAAAAATCTTAGCTTTGCTGAAAATAGATTTGGTAATTCATCTTGACTAATTGGCACAAAATACTCCTTAATGTACTTTTGAATACATATTGTATCAAATACAAAAGTACAAAAGGTACTTCTTAAAGTTTATTTTAAGAGTACAAACTGTACTATTGCATTATGAAAAAGTTATATACAAGAAAAAAACTCAAAACGGCACTTTTGAATTTTTATACTAACTCGGGTGCTGATTTAATATTAAGAGGTGAAAGAAGACCCAAATATGAAAATATTTGTGAGCTTCATTCTAAACATCGTATAAAATTTGATGTTTGGCTCGATATTAAATCTTACATAAAGAATGATACAAAAAAAGATAGTGGTTGCACAACTACAAACTAAAGAAATTTTATAGGAGTAAAATATGTTAAATAAGATTTTTGATACTGATGAACTACCAAATGTAAAAGTATATGAAGTAGCACATCTTGTAGTTAGTGATTATATGGATAAGCATAATTGTAAGATAGATGTAGTTGCTGCTGAACTTGGTACTACTACTGGTGTACTGTATAGACAACTGAACCCAAAAGATACACAAATGACTTTAAGTGTAGATAGAATTATGTCTATTTGTAAGCTTACACAAGACTTTAGAATACTTGAAGTTGTATCTAGTGAGTTTGAACTGATGGTAATACCAAAACATACAGATGAAGCTAAAACAAGTGATATAAACCTACTTGTAGATATGGCAAGTATAGAAAATAATGATGTTTTTAGAGTTGTTAAACAAGCTATAGCTGATGGTGTGATAACACCTGAAGAAAAAGCAGCAATATTAAAAGAGATTGAAGAAGCTGAAACTGCAAATGCTGAACTAAAAGATTTGGTCTTACATACAGCGATAAAACAAGCTAAAAAGTAGCCTTATAGAGCCATTGCAACAGATGGTTTTATTAAGGCTATAAGGTGTGAAAGTTTGGCGACCTAGCACCTTATAGCTGATACATAATGAGAATGACCCCAAATATGAGCAGGTATTTTATCCAGTTCTACCTGCTCTTTAGATAAAAGAGTGTTCATATTTGGGGTTTGATTGTTCAAACTGGAGATAAAAAATGAGCATAAAACTTATAACACAAGCTTGGGAAACAAATTTTAAAGGTAATGACCTTTTAATTCTTATCGCTTTAGCAGATAATGCAAGTGATGAGGGTTATTGTTTTCCATCTTGGAATACTATAATGAAAAAAACCAAAATTGGTAGGTCTACACTTAGCTATATACTAAAATCGTTTGAACATTTTAATGTTCTTGAACGAAAACATAGAAAAAGAGAAAATGGTAGCAATTCATCAAACGAATATATTGTAAATATTTTAGATGTAAATGTAGCTGATTATACAAAATTTAAACAAGCACTTAAAAAGAAGAAAAGCGACCAGAGTTCACAAAGTGAACTAGCCCCCACAGTTCACAAAGTGAACTACCCTAGTTCCAAAAGTGAACTAGCCCCTAGTTCCAAAAGTGAACTAGCTATAAGAACCGTCAATTTAGAACCGTCAAAAGAACCGTCAGTTATAGAAAAAGATAAAAAAGAAATTTTAGATTTTTGGAATAAGTTAGCTTATGAATTAAATTTATCAGCTATCAACAGAATTACTACAAAAAGAAAATCTAAGATAAAAACTAGAATTGAAGAAAACCAAAATTTTATAAATGATTTTCAACAAGCATTAGAAAATATTAAAAGTAGCAATTTTTTACAAGGTAAAAATAATAGAAATTGGAAAGTGGACTTTGATTGGTTGATAAGCAATGATACAAATTATATAAAAGTTCTTGAGGGTAAATATAGCGATAAGCAACAATCTACACAAACAGATTTAAGTAAATTTGGAAGTGTATCACCTAATCAATTTGCTATAGGTGGTGCAAATGTAATAGATGTAAATGTTGAACCACAAAACCACTTTTTAGGAGCTTCAAATGAATAGAATACAGTACCTACAACAAGCTTTAGAAATCAATGAAGTTCAAGCTGATTTATTAAATGCTTCAATATCAGATATACCAGATAATAAGCTTAAAGAATTTTTGATTTTTAGAATGAATTATGTACAGCCAATGATGAGTAAAGAACTTATTACAAAAACGGCACTTTTTGATTTTAGAAAAAAAATGATTGAAGCAAGGCTTAGAGGTGGTGAACAAGTATTTGGCACTATTTACGAAGTAAAAGAGTTTATACAAACATTTTACAAGGGTAAAGAAGTTGTTAATGGTGCTGCTAATTATTTTGATTTTGTTGTGATTGGTCTTGATAAAGATGGTGAACTTATTAATAAATATGCACAAAATGAACACGGTACTTATAAAAAACTAAGTAGTGAAGAAAGTGGTCGAGTTTATCAATGGTGCTTAGAAAATCAAAACAAAATAGGTCTAGTGAAATATGTACCATACTATGACCCGGATGAAGCAAAACAACTAGAACATCAAAAAGTATTAGAACTTGAAAATAAAAGTAACAATGAAGATATAGACCCCAAAATAATGGCAATGATGGGTAACTTAACTAAAAAAGTACGAGTTGGTGCATAATGTTAAAGGTTGGTACTTTATTTAGTGGTGGTTTAGCAGCTGTTGAATTTGCACTAAAATATGAAAATATAAAACACGAGATAGTTTTTGCTTGTGAATTTGATAAATATGCTAGAAATCAGTATTTAAAATTTCATAGTGAACCATCAAGTGCATTTTACAATGATGTAAATGATGTAGATGGCTTAAAATATAAAAATAGTATTGATTTAATGGTATGGGGTAGCCCTTGTCAAGATTTAAGTATAGGTGGTAAAAGAAAAGGTTTTAATGGTGAGAAATCATCATTGTTTAGAGTTGGTGCAAAAATACAAGATGATATTAAACCACATATATTTATTTTTGAAAATGTAGTTGGTCTTTTAAGTTCAAATGGGGGGGCAGACTATCAAGAAGTTTTAGCCACTTTCAGAGAGCAAGGGTACAACTTGGTAACTCTTAAAATGAATACTAAAAATTATGGAATACCACAAAATAGAGATAGAATTTTTATAGTTGGTTTTTTGGATATTGAAGAATATCATAGTTTTAGAGAACCAGCTAAAAGTGATTTAAAACTATGTTTAAAAGATTTGTTAGAAGATGAAGTTGATGAAAAATACTTTTTAAATGATGATATGGTTGCTAAGTTTATCCCTGGAAGTAGTAGCTTAAATCAAAACTATAAAAGCCAAGCTAACAAAATACACGATATTAATAATATATCACCTACTTTATGTGCTGGTAGTCACGGTTATAGTGGTGGATATGTAAAAATAGAATTAAAGCAAGTAGGAAATATTGACCAAAAAGGTCATAATAGTTTATGGGGTCGTGTATATACTCCAAATGGTTTAGCACCTACTTTAAATGCTAATGGTGGTGGTGCTGGTGCAAAGACTGGATTATTTAAAATAAATAAAAAAGATAATTTTAGGATAAGAAGATTAACACCTAAAGAAACTTTTTTACTTCAAGGTCTAAAAAAAGAAGATATAGAATTAATAAATTCAGATACACAAAGTTATAAAATTAGTGGTAATGCAATCTCTGTAAATGTAATGCAAGAATTACTTAAATCACTTTATAAACAAAACAATCAACAAAAAAATAGTTTATTTGATTTTCTAGTACCAGGGACTACAAATGTTGCATAAAAATATGAATACGATTATACACGGTGATAGTATAGAACTACTAAAAAAGATACCAGATAACAGTGTTGATATGATTTTATCAGACCCTCCATTTGGTCAAAATATTGGTTATGGTCGTGGTGAACTTGGTCATAGATATATTAAAAATGATGATAACTTAGAATGGCTACCAGCATTTACAAAAGAAGCTTTTAGAATATTAAAAGATAAAGGTCATTGTGTTTTATTTTGGCAATGGAGGACTTTTAGCACACTTGAAAAAGAAATGATTGATAAAGGGTTTACTATTAAAACTGTTGCTATTTGGGATAAATTGCACGGTGGCTTAGGTGATGGACTTGTTGAACAATATGAACAAATAATATTTTTTAGAAAAGGTAAAGCTAGACAAAACTTTTATAGACCAAATGTTTTTAAAGAAAGCCGTGTTGGGGGGGGTGGTGTAAGGTTAGAACATCCACACCAAAAGCCAGTAAAAGTATTAAAGGAGTTGATAGAATTGTGTACTGTTAAAGATGATGTAGTGATTGACCCATTTAGTGGGAGTGGTAGTACGGCTATGGCTTGTATCAATACTAATAGAAGATTTTTAGGTATTGAACTAGATGAAGATTATCATAAATTATCACTTCAAAATGTAGATAAAGCACTTGGTAAAGTTGGGTTATTTTCGTAATGGCTATACGAGTAAAACTAAATAATATAGCCTTTGAAGTGCATATTGAGATAGAAGAAGATGAAGCTGGTAAAAGATATTACATTTGTAAAGAGATTGATGGAGTTAAACTATGGCTTACAAAATACAAGAAGTTAGATAGATGGCACGGTGCAAAAGCATACATAAGAAAATGGGAGAATGTAAGCGAAATAGTAAGCCAAATTTTCGCGGGCGAAATAAAATAACAATAGTACATAAAGCTATAGATAAATATGTTGCTTGTACTAGGTTTGGTTTTGTTTATGATACTAGAAAAATAAAAAAGGAGTGGTTAAGATGATAGGTAGATTTTTAGAATGGTTAGATAGACCAAAAACAGTATATACAAATAATCTTAGTTACTTTTTTGGTGAGCTTTGTTTTTGGTATGTAGTTGTAGATGTTGTACGGTTATGGTGGTTTTAAATGCAACACAAAATAAACTCTATTGATGAATACAAGCTATATCTAAAAAAGCAACTATCAGCATATATCAAAGATGAAAAAAAGCTAAATATTTGTGTAGATGAAATGTATCTTGCATTTTTAGATGGTGTGAAATTTGGTCACGGTCGTTTAAAGGTTGAACTATGAAATCATCTAAAAGATATGGCTACAAAGTACAACTTAATCATCTTAAAAATAATGATATATCGTACTTCATAGTTTATCAAGTAGGTGGTAAAAATACTTATCAAAAAGTAGGTAGAAAAAGCGAGGGTATAACTGAAAAAAAGTGTATTGAACTTAGAAATCAGATATTAAGTGAACAAAGACACGGTATTGATTTAAGTCAAAAAAGCTTTAAGCATTTAACTTTTAATAAGTTGGCTGAACGGTATTTTGCTAGTTTGGAACTTAACAGTAAAAAGAGATATGAACAACAGTATGAAAAGCACATAAAAGATAGTTTTGGTGATGTTGTTATTGCTAGATTAGATGATACTTTGATAGATGAACTTAGAGCCTTAAAAACAAGCGAGGGTTACAGTCAAGCAAGTATAAAACAGTATGTAAGTTTATGTGTAAGGGTTATCAACTTTGGTATTAAGCGAGGGATTATTGCATATAGTCCATTTAGAGATATTAAACGATTTAAGATAAATAATACACGGCTTAGATATTTGAATAATGATGAAATATCAACACTTCAAAATGATGTAAAAGATGATGTGATTTTAAATCTATTTGTAAAAATAGCACTTGGTACTGGTGCAAGAGCTGTAAGTGTTTTGAGTATTCAAAAAAAAGATATAAACATTGAAAACAAATCTATCACTATCAAAGATTTTAAAAGAAAAAATACTTATGTTGGGTATTTGGGTGATGAAGATTTTGAAGTAATAGCTGAACATATTAAAAGATTTGGTGCTAATGGTTATGTAGTTTCACTTGATGGTGCTGCTATTAAATATCAAAAAGTATATCTAGCACTTACAGATATATTTAAACAATTTAATAAAGATTTGAACAAAGATGATAGAGCTAATAGGGTTGTAATTCACACACTTAGACACACATTCGCAAGTCATTTAGCTATTGGTGGTGTATCTATCCAAGAGATACAAAAACTTATGAACCACAAGGATATAAAGCAAACTATGAAGTATGCTAAGTTAATGCCAAATAGTGGTCGTAAATTCGTGCAAGAACTATATAAAAGGTAAGAAAATGATAGAGATTAAATTAGATGGAATTGATGAAGTGCTGCAACAACTGAACCCAAGAACATACCAAAAAGCATTAAATAAAACTGTTAATGATATGGGTCTAAAAATGAGAACAAAGTTAGTAAAAGATGTAAGAAAGAAATACAATATATCAGCTGCAAAATTAAAACAGCATATGAATATTAAAAGGTCAAGATACGACAATATGAGATATGAAATGCACATAAGTAGTAAAAGAAGAAATGTAATGAATTTTGCTGCTAAAAAATTAAAAAAAGCAAATGGATTAACTACAAAGTCTGGTAAGGCTGATAAAAGAAAAGACCGAATAAGCCTTAAAATTAAAAATGCTGGTGGCAGACAAACATTAAAACATTCATTCTTAGCTAAGAATGGTGCTGTATTACATAGGGTTGGTAAAACACAAGAAATAAAAGCAGTTACAACTATATCAATACCGCAAATGTTCAATGATAAAATGCTTAAAGAAGCTAAAGAAATGGCACAAAAAGAAACCGGAACTAAGCTAAAAGATAACTTTGCTTTTTACCTTGGAAAGGCTTAATATTTATGTATAGAAATAGTATAGAAAATTTACCACACATTCTTAACAGTAAATCTACAGCTAATAAAATGATAGTGGGAGTTCATAGCACATTAACTAACTACTTGACTAAATGTAACTATATGGAATATATAAAGAAAATAGAGAGAGCCTTGAAACCCCCATTAAAAGGTACTTCTAGGGCTTTACTCCATAAGGGTAAGTGTAAGCCCGGAATTTTCCTAGACATAGGAATTTTAAAGTTACTTGACTTTTCAGTTTATCCATCTAGTTCACTTTATAGCTTTAAGGTACGGTGGGGTCGTGGTTTGGTTCAAAAAGTAAAGCACTTGACTACTTACTTGACTTTAAGCATTATTTCAGTTTTAGGCTTGACTTATGGGTAAAAAGTACATCACACAAGTGGAATTAGCTAAAGCAAATGGTGTTAGTAAACAAGCTATAAATCAGCTTGTACAAAAGGGTATTTTTGATAAATGTAAAGAGGGTAGAAAATTACTAAGAGATTGTGCCTTAAAAACTTACTTAGAAAATAAAGACCCATCAAGAGAACCACAAAGAGAAGCTAACCAAAAAGATAAAATTTCGCCCGCGAAAAAAACAGTAACTAAAAAAGATGAACCAAAAAAAGTAAGTGCAACAGTTGAAGATGAAATATCAAAAGTTACAACTAAAAATATAAAAGATAGTGAACTTTACAATCAAGATAATTTAGCTGAACTTGAACTACTACTTGTAAGTGCAACTACTGGAAATCAAAAAGTACAAATTATAAAAGACTTTTGGACTGGCAAGATAAATCAACAAAAGTTTTTAGAGGGTGAAAAGCTTTTAATACCAAAAGAACAAATTGTAAAAGATATACAAAGAATTTTAAAAGCTTTTAGAGATAAAGCACTTGCATTACCTACCAAAATATCTAGCGACCTTGTGGGTCTTAAAGATAAAAAAGATGTAGCTGTAGTGGTTGAAAGTTATATGTATGAACTTTTAGAAGAACTTAGTAACTTGGAAGATGTAGAATGATAATAGCTGAATGTGTAAAGGTTGTAAAACCACCTAAAAAATTAACTGTATCACAATGGGCTGATGAATATAGACAGTTATCAAGTGAAGCTTCAGCTGAAAGTGGTAAATGGCGAACAAGTAGAGCAGAATATCAAAGAGGTTTGATGGAAGCATTTAGCGACCCGGATATTCACACGGTTGTATGGATGAGTTCAGCACAAGTAGGTAAAACTGAAGTATTACTAAATATCATCGGTTATTTTATAGACCAAGACCCCAGCCCTATGTTATTGCTACAACCTACTTTAGATATGGCACAAGCTTTTTCAAAAGATAGAGTTGCACCAATGGTAAGAGATACAAAAGTTTTAACACATAAAGTAAGAGATAGTAAAGCTAAAGATAGTGGAAATACAATCTTACACAAAACTTTTCCAGGTGGTCATATTACTATGGCTGGTGCAAATAGTCCAAGTTCACTAGCTTCACGACCAGTTAGAGTAGTATTATGTGATGAAGTTGATAGATACCCAGCTTCAGCTGGTACAGAGGGCGACCCGGTAAATCTTGCATTTAAAAGAACTACTACTTTTTGGAATAAAAAAAGAATGCTTACATCTACACCAACTATAAAAGATGTTAGCCGTATTGAAGCAGCTTATGAAGAAAGTGATAAAAGAAAGTTTTTTGTACCGTGTCCAGATTGTGGAAAATCACAAGTGCTTAAATGGTCTAATGTTTCTTGGGAAGATAACAATACCAATAGTGCTAGATATTATTGTGAACATTGTGGTAGTGGTTGGGATGATAGCACAAGATGGAGAGCTGTAAGTAAAGGTGAATGGAAATCTGAAGCACCAGCAAATGGTGTAGCTGGTTTTTGGTTAAATGAAATCTACAGCCCTTGGGTTAAACTATCAGATATGGCTACAGCATTTACTGAAGCTAAGAAATCACAACACACTTTAAAAACTTTTATAAATACTTCACTTGGTGAAACTTGGGAAGAAGACCAAGGTGAACAAATAGAAGAAAGTACACTTATGGCTAACCGTGAAGATTATGAAATCTTACCAAATGAAGTAGCTGTACTTACTTGTGGTGTTGATACACAAGATGATAGGCTCGAGGGTGAAGTAAAAGCCTGGGGTGATGGAAATGAAAGTTGGGGTGTAATGCCTTTTAGAATTGAGGGTAAACCAAGCCAAAAGCAAGTATGGGATGATTTAGACAATATCATAAATGCAACATATAAAAGGGCTGATGGTGTTCAGCTTAGAGTATCTTGTACTTGTATTGATAGTGGTGGTCACTTTACGGATGAAGTCTATAAGTATTGTAAAAAAAGAGAAATCAAAAGAGTATTCGCAATCAAGGGTTCATCTATTGCTGGTAAACCTATAGTATCAAGACCTACTACATCAAACAAACTAAAAGTAAAACTTTTTACAGTTGGAACTGATACAGCCAAAGAGCTGATATTTTCAAGGCTACAGCTTGAAGAATTTGGTGAGGGCTTTATGCACTTTAATAAAAAGTTTGATGAAGAATACTTTAAAATGCTTACAAGTGAAAAGATAGTAACTACTTTTAGAAAAGGTAGACCAGTACGAATATGGAAACCTACACGACCACGAAATGAAGCACTAGATTATACCGTTTACAATTTAGCAGCACTAGCGATTTTAAATCCAAACTACAAAAAAATTCAAGAAAATATTAAACCAGTTAAAAAAGAAGTAGCTGAAAAACAACTACAATTAAAAAGACCAAAAAAAGGAGGTTGGGTAAATGGCTACAAATAATGAAGAAAAAAAAGGTGTGGGTAGACCAAAAAGTGATAATCCAAAAATGCGATTTGATTTAAGACTTAAAACATCTACAATCATTGATATAGAAGTGATAGCTGAAAAGCTAGGTATGACAAATAGTTTATTTGTACAAACTATTTTAGAAAATGAAATGGAAAAATACAAAAATCTTTTAAAAATTTAATTTTTGTCCCTTTTTAATTAGCCCACATTTTTGAAATAATACAGTCAAGATAAAAAACCAAGGAGTTATATTTTGGCTGAACCTACTTTTGCACAACAAATGCTAACTAAAATTGAAGCTATGCTACTTGGTAAAGCTGATAATGATGTTAGTGAATATGAAATTGCTGGTAGACAACTAAAAAAATACTCTTTTAGTGAACTTCAAACACTTAGAAGACAGTACAAAGGTGAAGTAAAAGCTGAACAAGTACAAGCAGCTGGAAACGGCAACCCAAGAAGAAAAATTTTGACTAGGTTTTAAGTATGAAATTTTTAGGGTTTGAATTTAACAGAAAAAAATCACAAGCAAAAGCACCAAGACAAAAAAGGTCTTTTAATGCTGCAAGTACAAGTAATCTTTATGCAACTTGGACACCATCAAATACAACAGCTGATATAGATATAAAAAAAGATTTAAAATCAATCAGAGCTAGAAGCCGTGAGCTTATGCGAGATGATGATTATGCTAAAAAATTTAAAAGAATGATTAAAACTAATGTAGTTGGTAATAGTGGTATAAGACTACAAAATCAAGCCAAAGATAATAACGGTGCATTAGATAAAAAAGCAAATGAAAATATAGAAATAGCTTTTAAAAAATGGTCTAAAAAAGGTATTTGTGATGTTACTGGTAAATATTCTTTTACAGATATTCAAAAAATGGCAATCGGTACAATGGCTGAAGATGGTGAAGTATTAATAAGAAAAATACAAGGTTATGAAAATGGCTTTGGCTTTGCTTTACAACTGATTGAAGCAGACCACTTAGATGAACAATATACAGATAAAGACCAAAATATCTTAATGGGTATTGAATACGATAAGTGGAATAAACCAATAGCTTACCACCTACACAAAACACATCCAGGTAATCAAACTTTAGGTCATACAGATACTACAAGGGAACGAGTACCAGCTGAAGAAATAATACATTTGTTTATGCCACTTAGAATTAGTGCAACTCGTGGTATTCCGTGGATGCACTCGGCTATGACTAGAATGAAGATGATAAACGGTTATGAAGAAGCTGAACTTGTTGGTGCTAGATTAGGTGCAAGTAAAGCAGGATTTTATACAAGAAATCAAGCTGATGGTGAATATACAGCTGATAGTGAAATAGATGGTACACCAGTAAATGAAGTAACACCTGGTGAATTTGAAGTATTACCTCAAGGGTGGGATTTTAAATCTTATGACCCACAACATCCAAATGCTGCTTTTAAAGATTTTATGAAAGTAGTTTTAAGGGGTGTGTCTAGTGGACTTGATGTAAGTTACAGCACTTTAGCAAATGATTTAGAAAGTGTAAATTTTTCTAGTATGCGAAGTGGTATTTTAGAAGAGCGGGAAGTTTGGAAAGATTTACAAAAATGGCTAGGTGAACATCTACTTGATGATGTATTTGCTGCTTGGTTAGAAATGGCACTACTTACAAAAACTTTACCTTTACCATTTTTCAAATATGAAAAGTTTAATAATCCTACTTGGTTATATAGGGGCTTTTCTTGGGTAGACCCACTAAAAGATATGCAATCAAATATATTAGCAGTTAAAGAGGGTCTAAAAACACATACACAAATAGCCAATGAAATGGGTCTTGATTTAGAAGAGCAGTACCAACAAATAGCCAAAGAAAAAGAACTTAGAAAAAAATACGGTATCACTACAATTAGTGAAGCTGAACTAATGCAAATAATGGCTAATACAATGAAAGAAGAGGAACAAACAGATGAAGCTTAAACCACAATTTAGAGATTTTGAATTTAAAAGTTTTGATGAAGAAAAAAGAACGGTAGAACTTAGTTTTAGTAGTGAAGAACCGTACGAAAGATGGTGGGGTATGGAAATACTAGACCATTCAACTACATCAGTAAATATGGAGCGACTTAACAATTCAGCACCATTATTATTTAACCACGACCGTGATGTTGTGATTGGTGTTATCGAATATGCCAAAGTAGAAAATAATAGAGGTATTGCACTTGTTAGATTTGGTAATAGTGCCAAGGCTAAAGAGGTATTTAGTGATGTGGTTGATGGGATAATGAAAAATGTATCTGTGGGATACCAGATAGATGAAATGAAGCTTGAAAGTGAAAGTGATGGTTTGGACACCTACCGAGTAACAAGATGGCAACCTTTTGAAATATCAATAGTTTCAATTCCGGCAGATAATACTGTTGGTGTAGGTCGTGGGGCTGATAACTTGAAAGAGTTTGAAGTAAAAATTTTAAATCAAAAAAACAAGGAGATAGGTATGACACCTGAAGAAAAAAGAGCTTTAGAAGAAAAGCAAAAAAATGACTTAAAACAAGCACAAAGTGAAGCAAGAGCTGATGAAAGAACAAGAGTAAGAGAACTTACAACTATAGGTAGCAGATTTAACCAAAATGATTTAGCAGCTAAAGCTGTTGAAGATGGTACTGATGTTGATACTTTTAGAACTATGGTACTTGAAAAATTAGGTACAGCAAAACCAGTAGATACAAAAGCAAATGATGTAATGGATGAAAAAGACCTACAAGGTTATTCATTCGCAAGAGCTTTAGCTGCTGCTGTTAGTGGTAACTGGGAAAATGCACAAATTGAAAAAAGAGCCAGTGATAATGTAGCTAAAATGATTGGTGCTGAACCTCAAGGGTTTTATGTTCCTCACCAAGTGCTTAAAAAAGAATTAACTACTACTACTGGTGGTGCAATCATTGATACTACTACTGGTGGTGCTAACTTCATTGATATTTTAAGAAATAAACTTGTTATTTCTAAACTTGGTGCTGTTGTTCTTAGTGGTCTAAAAGGTAATGTTGCTATTCCTAAACAAACTGGTAGCACTAATGCTTATTGGATTGATGAGGGTGGTGAAACTACTGTAAGTGATATTGGTTTAGATTTATTATCTTTATCACCAAAAACTGTAACAGCTTCAACTGGATATAGCCGTCAAATGTTACTTCAAGGTAATCCTGATGTAGAGGGTCTTGTTATGGCAGATTTAGCAAGTGCTTTAGCACTAGAAATAGATAAATCAGCTATTAGTGGAACTGGTGCAAATGGTCAGCCAAAAGGTATATTAAATACTACTGGTATTGGTGCTGTTGATTGTACAGATGGTTTATCTTGGGCTAAAGCCGTTGAGTTTGAAACAGCTATTGCTGCTGAAAATGCTGATGTAGATAATATGCACTATATCGCTGGTGCTGGTGTAACTGGTAAGCTTAAAACAACTGAAATAGCAAGTGGTACAGCTAGACACATCTTAGAAAATGGTGAAGTAAATGGTTATGACTATAGAAGAACAAACCAAGTAGGTGCTAATACTATGTTATTTGGTGATTTTAGCCAAGTAGTTACTGGTCTATGGGGTGGGCTTGATATTATTATTGACCCATATACAAACTCTAAAAAAGGTGGTGTTGTTATTACAGCATTCCAAAGTGTAGATGTTGGACTTAGATATGCACAAGCATTTTCAGCAAGTACAAACATACCAGCATAAGGGGTAAATGATGAAAAATCTAGTAACAATTATCTTGCTTAAATCTTTAATGATTGGTGGTGAGATGTGTAAAGTTGGTGATGAAGTTGAAGTAACACCAAAAGAAGCCAAAGAACTTATCGCAAGAGGTGTAGCAACTGATGAAGCTGATGTTGAAGTAACTGAAGATGAAACTATGAAACCTATTGAAGATATGACAAAAGCAGAGCTTATAGCTTATGCTGATGAAATTGGTGTTGATGTAAATGATGGAATGAAAAAAGATGAAATCATTGAAGCTATAAATGGTGATGAAGAGTAATCTATGAATTTTAAAGGGATGATTGATAAAGACTTAGAAGCTACTTTTAACTTAGATGAATTTGCTGTTGAAACCGTGCATTATTTCGCGGGCGAAAATGAAAAGCTAAATATTATCTTTGATGAAAATACTGAAGTTGTACTTGATAAAGGTGAATATGCTGGTGTAGAAACAACAGTACCATCTTTACAGTTAGCAACATCAAAAGCAACTAATATAAGTCATAAATCTCTTTTTGTTATAGATGGTTTGAACTATGGTGTGATTGAAGTACATAAACAAAATGATAACACTACTAAAGTGTATTTGGATAAAGAATAATGAAAAGACAAAATATAGTAACTACCATTGTTGAACAAATGCAAAAAATCAGTAGTGCAAACGGTTTTTATAGCCAAGCTGGTGAAAATGTTTTTGAGTGGAAAGAAAAACCACTTGATAAAGATGAATACCCAGCAATTATAGTAAGGGATGTATCAGATAATACTACAGATGAAAACCAAACACTTGACCATAAGCTAAAGATTGAAATAGATATTGCAACAAAAGGAAAAGATACCGCTACTTGGGATATAAGGGAAGTTATAAGTGATGTTCTAAAAGCTTTTGGGCTTGTAGAGAATGAACTTAACTATATATGTTCATATAATGGTAGCGACTCACTTGTTGAACAAAAAGATACATTGTACGGTGGTGCAAGGTTAGAATTTACAGTTGCTTATCATAGTGGAAGATGGGAGCAGTAAGCTATGTTTGAATTGAAAAGATTGATAGATAATATAGCTAGTGTTGGAACTATTAGCGAAACACAAAGTGCAAAAGGTAAAGCCTTAGCTCGTGTGAAACTTTTAAAAAGAACTACAGCTTTTTACCCTATTTTGTCTTTTTCAAATACATTCAAACGGCACTTTATACCCGCACGAGTTGGTGAACAAGTGCTAGTTATTCACCCATTTGGTGAAGCTAGTGTTGGTTTTATCATAAGGGGTATTTTCAATAAGGGTCGTAAAGAACATAGTTTATCAAACGACCATACTGAAGTGATGGACTTTGAAGATGGAACTGTTATCACATACGATACAAAAGCCAAAGAACTAAAGATAAATGCTAGTAATAAAATCACCATCATTTGTAAAGCTGCAACAGTAACAGCTGATACAGTTGATATAACAGCAACTACTACAAATAACGGTGATGTAACTATCAATGGTAACTTAACAGTAAGTGGTGATGTTTCAAGTGGTGGAACTATTACAGATACATTAGGTGATTTAACAAACCACCAACACGATGTAGTAGACCATAGTAAAGCAGTACCAAGATGAGTTATAAAGTAAGTATCAAAGATAGTATAAATAGGATTTTGAAAACTCCTTTAGGTTCTAGGGTAATGCTACCAAAGTTTGGTTCATTGCTTTATACACTTAGAGATAGAGAGTTCAATGATGAATATAGACTACTAGCTAAAAAGTACACTTATGAAGCAATAAGTACAAATGAACCAAGAGTAAAAGTTGAAAATGTAGATTTTAAAATAGCACCAGTTACTGGAGTGGTTACACTTGTAATCATCTTAGGAAATGGTGAAGTAATAGAGGTAGAAAATGATTGATATAAGAAGTTTACCAAAACCGGATGTAATGCAAGTTTTAGACTATGAAGCGATTTTAAATCAAAACAGAGCAAACTTTAAAACTTTAGTACCTACTTGGCAAGAACTTGATAGTGATGAATTTAGTTTAATACTTCAAGCTTTTGCATATAGAGAACTACATCTAAGAGCTGAATTTAACAACTTAGCTAGTGCTTTTTTCTTATCTACTTCTAGTGGTACAAACCTTGATAATTATTCTATATTTTATGGTGTGGAACGGTTAAGAGGTTCTAAACCTTATGCTATTTATGAATTTAGTTTAAGTGATGTTCTAGGTCAAGATGTAGTTATACCAAAAAACTTAGTTCTAACAGATGAAACAAGCACTTATGAAGCAAGGCTTTTAGCTGATGTTGTTATAGCTGCTGGAACTGATAAAGCAAGTGGTACAGTTGAACTACAGCTTGAAACATTAAGTGATGAAGTGAAAACTGAAATCATAACTACACCTTTACCATTTGTGGTAACAGCTACATCTAAAGGAGTGTTTTTAAATGGTTCAAATACTGAAAATGATGATGAACTAAGACAAAGAATACTTTTAAGTATGGCTGATAAATCTACAGCTGGGAGTGAAGAAACTTATAAAAGCTTTACTTTTAATGCTGATGAAAGGGTTGAAGATGTAGCTGTATTAAATGGTGGGGCTGGTGTGGTAAATGTGTTTTACTATAGCCCAAATGCTGATAGTCTTATGCAAAATAGAATAGTAGCAATGCTAAATAAAAAAGAGGTGCGACCACTTACAGATAATGTAGTAGTAGCACCAGCAATACAAGTATCTTTTAGTGTAACGGCTGAACTAAAGATACTACCAAATCAAGAAACGGCAACAGTATATAGCAATGCTATAGCTGCTTTAAATGATGGCTTAAAATCTCTTAAACAAATTGGTACAGATATAACACTTAGTGAAATAAATGAGTTTTTAAAAGTACCAGGTGTTAAAGAAGTAATCATAACAGCACCTACAAGCAATGTAGTAATAGCTGATAATGAAATAGGAGTAAATAGTGCAAACACAATCACTTATTCCATCATTTGAAGATAAAAAGCTACATAGCCTTGATGTAGTAGCTGGTGATGTAATTGCTTCACTTAGTAGTGAGATAAAAGTTTTTGAAACTTTGGCTAATCCTACACTATGTGATGAAAAATATCTACCCTTTTTGGCTTTTGCTTTTAAGGTGGACTTTTGGGATGAAAGCCTAAGTGTTGAAGATAAAAGAGCTTTGATAAAACAAAGTTTAGCACTACATAAATACAAGGGTACTACTTGGGCTATAGAACAAGTATTTGAAGCTTTAAATATAAAAGCAGTTGTAAAAGAGTGGTTTAACTATGGTGGTGAGCCTTACCACTTCAAAATAGATTTATCTTTAGAAGATAAAGAAATAACACCAGCACGAGCTGATGAACTAACAAAGTATGTAGGTATCTACAAAAATGTAAGAAGTGTATTAGATGAACTAATACTAAGCTATATGCAATCTCAAAAGGTTGGGTTTGCTAGTGGTGGTGTAGGTGAAGTTTCTATAAATAGCAAGATGTTAGAGGGCTATGAAGAAACTTTAAAAGGTATGCAAAAACTAAGCATAGGTGTAGTTGGTGAAACTTCATCTTATGCAGTTATGGAGGTATAAAAATGGCAGTTGGTAGTAGCATAATAACAGCTGATGGGATTAATGCTTTGGCTAATGCTAGTGCAAGTGGTACAAGTGTAAAACCAAAGTATTTTAAGTTCAGCAATCAAAACTTAGTGCTAGACCCAAATCTAAGTGCTAGTGATATAACTGGTTGGCGAATACAAGATATAAACCTATATCAAAAAGTAGATGATAGGACTGTTGAATTTGTGTGTGATGTAGCACCAACTGAAGCAACTGATTATTCACGAGTGTGTGGGTTGTATCTTGATGATGGGACTTTGTTTATGGTGGCTAAACCACCTTATCCATTTCCACCATCATTAAGACAAACTTTTAAAATTCAGATGGTGTATGAAAATGCAACTGGTTTACTGGATTTTAAATATGTTCCTTTTAGTGAGGAAGAACAAAGTTTAAGCATACTAGATACTAGCATTTCTTTAGGTTTACAAACTATGGAAAATGCAAAAGAACTAGGCTTAATAAAATCAAAAATAGGAGTTAAATAATGGATTTAGCAGCTTTACAGTTGAAGATAAACAACTACATAACAGTAGTTAGTTCTTGGGTGCGAAATGTTGGTAAGTTATATTTTAGTGGAACACCTGAAAATGTAACTGTTGATATGATAGATGATAATGGAAATCTAACTACATCAACTTTACCAAATGTAGCACAATTTAGAAAAACAGTTTGGGATGATGTAGGTGGTGCGATTGGTCAGTTTAGTAGAACATTTTATGTAGATGAAGTGAATGGAGATGATAATAATGATGGTAGTAGTTCAAATCCATTTAAAACATTAAGTAAAGCAACAGATAGCACTTCTCTTGGTGGTACTGTAAATATATATCTTATGTCTGATATATATATGAATTATTTTGTTGATTGTATGTGTAAGAGAGTTTATATCTCTTATTATGAGGAGAGAAGAACAATTACACAAAAAACATACGAAAGTGGTGATTATGCTTATTTATACTCATTTAAAAATTATGCACCAAGCAATATAAAATTTAATCAAATTGATATTGTCGCAGAAGAATATACGGGTGATAAAGCAATTAATGGTGCTATCTTTTATTCATATAGCAATATTGCATTTTATATGTGTAATATTTTTGCTTCTAATTTTCCTGTATATAGAGCTTGGGGTGCGACAAGACACAACATAAGTATAGAAGAATATGTTGTAACTTATCAATTTACTACTGATACAAAAAGGTTATATCAAATGGCAAATAATATGCCATTTCAAATCACAAGAACATCTGTAACTATTTTAGATAAAGATGGCAACAGTTTAGGTATTGATGATTATGGAAATAGTTTAACAAGAGATGCTGATAGTGGTAATCCTATAAACATATTGTCAAATACGAATTTTAGTTCATAAGGGGAATTAAATGATAAAAATACTTAAAAAAGGTAATCAAGTTTTTCAAAATTTTGATGAAAAAGAGATTTTGGAAGATGGAACAGTTATTTGGAACATTCCAACAGATGTAGAAGAGTTTAAGGCTTTAGCTATTGACACCATAAATTGGCAAATAGGAGATAGTGTTAAAAAAGCTTTAGGGAATACACAAACTAATCTTAGTGCAAGTAATGCTAAAGGTATTGTTCTTGTAGCTAAAGTGCTAAATAGTTTAAGCCCTAAACAAACTGGGTTAAGTGACCTTGAAAAAGATAGCTTTAATAAGATGATAGAACTTGGTGAAAATGGTTATGCAGATAGTGGGCTTTTAAATGCTTCACTATCAAAAGTAAGTGAGTTTATCGCTAGTGGAACTGATAAAGCTGTTAGAGTTACAAGTGCTACTACCATTGATGAAGTCATTGAAATCCTAAACGAGAGATAAAGTGCTTTACACTAACCAAAATACAACTTTAGAAATCTTTGAAGCATTAAAGGTATCACCTACAACAGATGGTAACTTTGTGCTACTTGAAGATTTTTGTATTGATGGTTTGGTGATAGAAAAAGGTTATAAAACAAATGGTGCAAATGTACCTCGAGTGTTTTGGTCTTTTATACCACCTTTTAAGGTGCAAAACCTACCAGCTGTTGTAGTACACGATTGGTTATGTGATAAAGAAAGATATAAAGAGGCTGATGAATTGTTTGAAAAGCTTTTAAATAAGTTTGATTTAGAACCTCTAAAAGATGAAATGGTATTTGCTGTTAAGAAGTACCATAAGTTTAAATACAAAATTTAATAAAAGGAAATTGTATGAAAGTAAAATTTAAAAAAGGCTTTTCACTTAACGGTGTTTGGTTTAAAAAAGATGAAGTTAAAGAGTTTGATGAAGCTACAGCAAAAGCTTTAATCGGTCGTGGTGTAGTTGCTGAAGTAAAACCAGCTACTAAAACAAAGTAAAGGGGTAAAAGATGGAGATGAATTTTGGTATAAATGGTAGTTTTGGTGTTCAAGCAGCAAGACCTATTAGTGTAAGTAGTTCTACACCTATTGGGATTGTAGCAACAGCAAACGGTGGAACACCTGGACTTATGAAGTTTAATAATGCTGATGATGGTTTACAGTATGTAAAAGATAACAATATTACAGATGGTACTTTAGAAGTATCACTACTTGGTATATCTTTACAAGCTGTAAATTGTCCTATTGTTGTGCATTTATCTACAAAAGGTACAGCTGATGAAGATAAAACAAATGTACTAGCTGGGCTTAGTATGTTGAAGCAATCAGACCCTATAACTGGTATTGATTTAAAAAATGGGCTTATTATAGCACCTGAACATTCAAGTGATGTAGAAGTAGCTGCAAAGATGGATAGTATATCTACAGCACTTTGGACTACTGGGCTTACTGATAACTTTAGTAGTGATGAAGCTGGTGTATCTAGTTTTGTATCTAACTTTGGTACTAAATATTTACTTATTTGTACTGGTAAATATAGTGCTGATGGTAAGCTAGTACCTATGAGTTCTATTATGGCTGGTGTTATTGCTTATCACGATGGAAATACAGCTTTTGGATGGGCTAAAAATCACTCAAACAGAATAGCAAAAGGTGTAGCTGGTACTGAACGAGTTATTGAATACTTAGATGGTTCAGATTGTGAAGCTAGAAGATTAAGACAAAAATCTGTAGCTATGATTTTAAAAGATGTAGGTTGGAGAACATACGGATTTGAAACTACAGATATTGACCCTATTTGGCAAAGTCTTGATAGAGTGCGAACATTCCACAGACTTTTAGCTGCAATACTTAAAGCGAACAAGTGGGCGAGAGATAGAGAAGCCGACCAGCTTATTTGGGTTAAAAAATCTATAGTAGAGTTTATGAATGAACTTAAAGGTAACAATGTTGTGATAGGTTTTGATGTGTTCTTTGACCCATTGAAAAATACAGCAGCAACAGTAACAGCTGGTAAGTTTTACCTAACTGTAAAAGTACAAGATATGCCAAGTATTAGAGAATTAAACATTGAACTTGTTTACTCTGATGACTGGGGTGAAACTTTGATAAATTATATAAATGGAGGTGAGTAAGATGGCTGCTATAAAATTACCTGAAACGGTTGTTGATTGTACTGTTTTTGTTGATGGGATTGGATTTGCTGGTGTAACTGATAAAGATGGTTTAAAACTACCTGATATTGAAGAGATAGAAGAAACTGTAAAAGCTGGTGGATTTGAACAAGCTTATGGTACTGGTACTTTTAAAAAGCTTGATTTTGAAGTTGTGGTAAAAGAAACAAATCCAGTAATCTATGCAGCTGTTGCTGCTGGTTTAGCAAGTGGTTTAGGTGTGAACCTTACAATAAAAGGTTCTACTATCCAAGATGGTACTAAAACACCATTTATAGCTACTATCCAAGGTAAACCATCTATATCACAAAAGGGAGCTGAAACAACTTTAAAAGGTACAGCTACTATCTTTGGTTATGAATACAACGGTGTACCTTTATGTATGTTTGATACTAAAAATATGATAGGTATGATTGGTGGAGTTGATTATTTAGCAACTCTTAGAAGCCATATTTTATAAGGGGATATGATGGGAAAAATAAAACTAAGCAATGATAAAACTGTTGAAATGCGAGAGCCAAAAGTAAGAGATATGCGAATTGTTGCAGATGAAAAAAATGAACAAGAAAAAGAGATAAAACTTATATCTAATCTTACTGGTTTAACAACTGATGAAATAGATGATTTATCTTTAAAAGATTATGGTCTACTAAGTGGGGAACTAGCAAGTTTTTTATCATAGAGTGGCAAAGTGCAAAAATGGGTATGGCTATGGTTGGTCATACCTTGCATTTTAGCTACAGCGATATGATGGAAATGTACTTAAAAGATTTTATCTTTTTTGTTGAACAATCTAAGACTTTTTCAAGTGATTAATAAGTTTTGTAAATAGTGAAGTAAAAAGTATCATTACAAATAAAATAGTAAAGATATGTTCACTATTTGCTAAGTTTATTTGATTGTATGGAAGTGCTAAAGGTAGCACAAATATAAAAGTAAATAGTGCTGATATAAATATAGGAGATAGTACAAATGGAAAAATTAGCTTTAAGTGTGGTAATTGGTGGTGCAATAGCTTCATCTTTTAACTCCTCTATAAAATCATCTACTAAGAGTATATCACAAATTGGTTCAGAAATCAAAAAAATGGATAAAACCAAAATCAATATAAAACGATTTAAAGAACTTCAAAAGAACACTCAAGGAAATAGAAAAGAGTTTGTAAAACTAGGTCGTACTTTAAAAGCAAGTGGTGTAGATTTAAACAACTTTTCTAAATACACTACAAAACTAAATAGCAAACTAAGAGATTTAAAAAAGAACCTTTTAATCAAGGGTAAAATCCAAATAGAAAAAAATAACTTAATGGGTCAAAAAGATAGCTTACTAGCAACACTTGGTAGTGGTATGGCTATTGGTGGTGTGATAAGTTTAAGAAGTGAAGTTTTAAAAGCACAAGGTGAACTTAAATCACTAAAGATAGGTGATGTTGGTATATCTAAAATCACTCAAGAAGCCAAAGACTTTAGTAATCAATTTGCTGGTACTACTACACCACAATTTATAAAAGCAGCATACGATATAAAAAGTGGTATATCTAGCCTTGGTGATGAAGCTGTTGGTAAGTTTACTAGAATGGCTGCTATTACAGCTGGTGCTACAAAGTCCACTACTGAACAAATGACCTCGTTTTTTGCTACTGGTTATGGTATCTATAACAAACAGTTTCAAGAGTTTGGGGCTAGTACTATAAAAGGTTGGGATAAATTATCTCAAGAAGAAAAAGATATAAAATTTGGTGAAAGTTTTAGTGCTGGAATTGGTACAGCTGTACAGATGTTTAAAACAGATGGTACTAAAATGCAAAATGCTATAGAAACTTTAGGAGCACAAGCAACTACATCAAATGTACCACTAGCTGAACAAATAGCGATACTTGGTCAAATGCAAAAATCATTTGCTAGTGGTAGTGAAGCAGCTACAGCATATAAAGGTTTTTTAACTGGAGCAGTTGGAGCACAAAAGAAACTAGGATTAGAATTTTTAGATAGTAACAATCAGCTTAAATCAGCACCATTAATTTTAGAAGAACTTAGAAAAAAATACGGTGATACTTTAGATGATATGGAAAAGCAAGAATTAAAAAAAGCTTTTGGTACTGAAGAGGGTATGAAGTTTATTACAGCTTACTATGGTGAAGTAGATGAACTAAAAACTAATATAAATGCTATGAGTAAATCTATGCAAAATGGTACTAAAACAGTTGATGATATGATGAAAGCCACACAACAAGGTAAAGGATTTGAAAAGCTAGGAAATCAACTATCAAACCTTGGGGCTACTATTGGTAAGGTACTTTATCCGGCTGTATCTACACTTGGTACTATAGTTGGTGCTTTAGCTGTTGGTCTTGATACTTTGATAACTGAATTTCCACTTTTAAGTTCAGCTATTGGTTATACAGTTGTTGGGATATTTTCTTTTGTAGCTATTAGTAAAACAGCAAAAATAGTAGCATTTGCACATAGAATAGCAATGTTATCACTTAGAGGTTCATTTTTAGCAAATTTACCAGTAATCAAAGGCTATAGATTGGCTATGAATAGATTTAGACTAGCTACACTTGGTGCAACAGTTAAAACAAAAGCTTTAAGCTTGTGGACTGGAATACTTGGAGCTAAACAAAAAGTAGCAGCTGTAGCAAGTGGAATATTTAGAACGGCTATGATTGGTGTAAATATAGCAATGGCTGCAAACCCAATAGGTTTAGTTGTAGTTGCTATTGCTGCATTGGTTGGTGGTCTTGTTTTGGCTTATAATAAGTTTGAATGGTTTAGAAATGGTGTAAATGCTGTATGGGATGGTATAAAATCTATCTTTAGTGCTGGTAGTGAATTTGTTACAAATCTTTTCACTTCACCTATAGAAACTATTAGTAACTTATGGAGTGGTTTATTTAACTGGTTGGCTAGTAAGTTTGAATGGATGGGTACAGCACTTGATAAGGTTAAGGGTATTGGTTCATCTATAAAAGGGTTCTTTGGTTTTGGTGATGATGAAGATGAAAAAAAGAAACCATCAAACAATACAAGCTATAAAGTAGGTGCAACAGTTAAAAAGGTGGCTACAGCTACAGCTATAAGTTCACAACTTGTAGCAGCACAACCAAATATAAACTATACAAAGTTACCAACACAACAACCAAAAGTAATAACAAAACAAGATATATCACAAAATATTACTATAAATTTTGGTGATATAAAACTAGATGTAAAAGATGGGAAAATTCCAAAAGATTTACAAAGACAAATAGAAGCAAGTGTTAAAAAAGCCATAGCAAAAACAAAAAGCCATAGAGGGCTAAGTGATGAAAATATCTAAAGAATTATTTTTTGTCCCTTTTTAATTAGCCCACTTTTTGAATAAAATCTTATAAATAATATAGGAGTGTGCAAAGTGCTAGGTATGATTGGTGATTTTAAATTTGAAATAAATAAAACAAACTTTGAAAAAATAAAGAAGTCACTAAATATCAGATTTTCAGCACACCAAAAGCTAGGTAACTTTGATAGTTTTCAAAAAAGTGGTAAGTATGAAGAAAACCTTGAAATAGAGGGTACTTTGATAGTTAAAAGTCAAAAGCAACTAAAAGAGTTTGAAGACTTAGCAAAACTAGGTGAACCACTTACATTTATAACAGATAGTAGTATAAAAACTATTCTTATTTTCAATATAGAAGCTGAACAAGAAAGCTTTTTAGATGATGGTAAGTTTTTAAGACAATCATACAAAATCACTTTACAAGTTGTTGGGTCATAGATGAAAACAACTACAGCACAAAACGGTGATAGACTAGATACCATCATAAACACTTACTATAAAACACTTGATAAACAAGTAGTAGAAAAAGTGATTGAAGCAAATCCACACCTGGTAACTACACCAGTTTTAAGTGATGGTGATGTTGTGAACTTACCAACTATTGATATACCAAAACAACAAATCAAAAAGGCTAAAACATTATGGGAGTAAATTATCCTAATTTTATGATTTTAGCAAATGGTGTAGATGTATCACTCAAGCTAAAAAAAGAAAATCATACTATCACTTTTAAAGATGAAGCAAATGAAAAAGCTGATGAACTAAGTATTGAAGTTGGTGGTGAATTTGCTAGACCTAAATACAAAGATGAACTAAAACTATATCTAGGATATGGTGAAGCTCTTACATTTTGTGGATTGTTTACAGTACAAACTACTGAACGAACTGATAATAATGTACTTAGTATTAGTGCTACTGGTGTGAACTTTGGAAGTGAGCTAAAAGAAAAAAGAGATATTACCTATGAAAAAGTATCTATAAAAGATATATGCAGCCAAATAGCTAACCGTGGTGGACTAAAACTAAAAAGTGATTTTGATGATATTTATATAACATCTTTAGCACAAAGTGGTGAAAGTGATTTACACTTTTTAAATAGATTAGCAAAAGATTATAACTCAATATTTAACATCAAAAACAATACTTTAATCTTCACAAAAAAGATAAAAGATGATAAGAAAAATGATGAACTACCATCATATATAATAAGCGAAAAAAACACATCTACACTATCAATCAAACATAGCAATAAAACACTATACAAATCTTGTAAAAGCACTTATCACGATACCAAAACAAATAAAGCCGTTGAAGTGATAGCTGGAAGTGGTAAGCCGTGCCTGGTGAACCAAGGAAGCTTTAAAAATGAAGCTGAAGCTATGACTAAAGCAAAAGCCAAGCTAGATAAAGCAAATCAAGGTCTAGTAAGTGGGAGTTTAACTATAGAGGGTGAAATTATATTTGCTGGTGGTAAGTTGGTACTGATAGATACACTTGAAGATGATGGTGAGTATCAAATCAAATCAGTATCACATACTTTTGATGTGAATGGTTGGGTTACAAGTTTGGAATTTGAAAATTAAAGAGGTAAAAATGAAGAAAATATTTATAGCACTTGGGAATATTCCTAAAGATAAGTTACTACATAGTTTTTATGGTGCATTGATTTATATAGCACTATCACTATATTCAAATGATGTAGCTTTAGCTGCTGTTGTAGTTATTGCTGCATTAAAAGAGTATAGAGATAGTAAGGGTTATGGAAATGCTGAACTAAAAGACTTTTTAGCAACGATACTTATACCAGTATTGCTATATGCAAAGTATATATTTTTAGATAGGGGTTTTATTTAATGGCAATAGTGGAAACAACGGCAACGACTGTAGGAAAAGTTTTTTTTAATAGTGTAATGGTGGCTATATCTACCTTTATGCTTTATCTAGGAATAGATACAGAAGCTTTTACTATGTTTAGTATTTTATTGATTATTGATTATGTAAGTGGGTTGATGAAAGCACGAGCCATAAACGAAAGTATCACATCTAATAAAATGAAGTATGGAATAGTATCTAAATTATCATTGATAATTATTCCTTTAGTTTTAGCCATAGGTGGTAAAGGTATGAATGTAGATATGACCAGCTTACTTTTTGTAAGTATGAACATATTGGTTTTATCTGAAGTCTACAGCATTATCAGTAATATCTATGCTATACGAAATAAAGAAGAACTACCTGAATATGATGTTGTAAGTATCATAGGTAAAAAGGTAAGAAATACACTTATAAAACTTGTAGGAGGTAATTAAAGTGGCAAATTTTGAAAATGCGATTGATAAGATTTTAGTAAATGAGGGTGGTTATGTAAATGACCCAACTGATAGAGGTGGTGAAACTAAGTTTGGTATATCTAAAAGGGCTTATCCACATATAGATATAAAAAACCTAACTACTCAAGGTGCAAAAGATATTTATAAAAAAGACTACTGGGATAAAGTAAAAGGTGATGATATTGCTGATGATTTAGTAGCTTATGAAGTATTTGATACGGCTGTTAATATGGGTGTAAGAACATCAAGTAAGCTACTTCAAATGGTTGTAGGTAGTCACCCGGATGGTGTGATTGGTTCAAAAACATTAGAAAAGATAAATGCTATGGATGTTGAACTATTGGTATCTAAATTTAGATTGACAAAAATTGCTAGATATATGTATTTAGTAAAAAGAAGACCAGCAAACAAAAAGTATTTAGCTGGTTGGATAAATAGAGTTTTAGGAGCATAAAATGGGTTTAATGGATTTTTTCGGTGGTGGAATAGTTGAAACGATAGGTAAAGTAGCTGATGATTTAATAACAAGTGATGAAGAACGACTTGAAAAAGAAAATGAAAAGCTTAAAACAAATCTTAGTCATACTTTGGAAATGCAAAAACTAGGTATCAAAGATAAAGAACTTGATTATGGTTTAGTGCAAAATGAAAACGATAATATCTCTAACAGATGGACTAGCGATAATAAAAGTGGATGGTTAGCTAAAAATGTAAGACCACTTACACTTATATTTTTACTTGTGGTACTTACAGCAATGGCTTTTTCAAGTGGTAATATTGGTGGTTTTAAAATAGCTGATAATTTTGTAGATTTATTTCAAATTTTAGCAATTACTGCATTTGGTGCATATTTTGGTGGTAGAAGTATGGAAAAAATAAAGAAAAAAGATAACTTTTAAGTAAAAATGGTGGGTTCTATTGGATTCGAACCAATGACCGCCCGGTTATGAGCCGGGAGCTCTAACCAACTGAGCTAAGAACCCCTACCAAATGTTAAAGTGAACACCCAAGTGAACACCCAATAAAATTTTAAACCTTTTAAAGCCGTTATTTAGGGCTTATTCGCACTCTTCATAATTCCGTTATGAGCCGAGTGCTCTAACCAAC